CCATATAAAACTGAGAAGGGCCGGTTTACCTACGATATCAATTACACAGTCAAAATCGACACTCAATTAGTGTAATTGATTCTATTTCATTATAATGGATTAGTTAGCTAACTAATTAAGAGGTTTTATTCATGGCAGGATATGACAACATCCGCATGGTTGGGCGCAACACTACTATGTATGTTGCAATTCAAGGCCCAACTGAGGACCCGGCTGGGGCAACATTGCTTCCGTTAGGTGCTGTTACAACCAAATCACAATCCATTGAAGGTAACACGCTGGAAGCAAACGATTCTCTTGTTGGATCTGGATTTACAGAGCAACAGCTTGCGTCATCAAGTTTCTCTATCAGCGTTTCCGGAAACTACGTAAGGGACCCTTCATTGTTTCCTAACTATACGTTTATCAACGCATTGCGTAAGTACCGGTTCCAATGCGCAACAAAAGAGCTCGATAAAGATCCGGTGATCCTTGTTGTATTGGAAGAGCCAAGCGGCGGAGTGAAAGTGACAGCGTATATGATGATTTCAACAATCTCAGTTGAAGACAACGATTCTGAGTTGCGAACATTCAGCATGGAATTGGTAAACGCCGCATCCCCTGACTATCCGCCAACAATGGAGGACGTTGCATAATGGCAGTAGTAAACAAATATAATTTCATCGCAGAAGAGGCGATCACTCCGGTTACGTTGACAGCCGCTGACACGGCGACTCTTGATCTAGATAAAACGAATCATGTGATGATTATCGAAAATTCAACCGGTGGCGATTTGACTGTAAATGTCAGCTCTTCTGGAGTGACAACTATCGACGTATCAGGCGTTGGTGAAATTGACCTATCTGGTGGTAAGGATTTTTCTGTAATCGATGGTACGGTCGTTAAAATCCCGCTAACTCCAAAATACGAAAAATGGCTGGATGGATCCAGCGGAGAAATTGATATTACCGGCGGGACCGGGGCGACAGCATACATTATTTACGCATAATAAAAGGGGCTAATAAGCCCCACATTCATCAATGGTGGTCAAATGCAAACAGTAGAACAGGGCCATTTCACATTAGAAATTGACAATAAAAAATACAATCTAACCCCGTCATTCAAAAATATGGCCCGGCTGGCTAATGCAGATCGTTTGATCATCTTTTTTGACCTGATACACGGCAATATTGCCGATTTAGCAACAAAGATTAACGTTGCAAGGGAAATCCTTATCGCTTGCTCTGATGATGAGTCAATAGACAAATATTTAATAAAATGCAAAAAAAATAAACCGCACGTTAAACCAAGCTCTATTTCCATCAATGATCAAATAATTGTAGCTGCTGCATTAATGAGGCACGGAATAGCTGGAGTTAACGCGCCGAAATATGAGAATAGCGGCAAAAAAGGCAAACCGTTAACTAAATTTGATGTTTATCAATATGTGGCTGATGCTAAAAATCATTTTGGCCTTACTCTTGATGAGGCGTGGAATTTAACAATGACCGAATTCAGATATCATTTGGCCTCTAAATTTCCGCCAATCAAAGACAAGGATTCAGCCCCGGACATCAAAGAGCACGAGCAATCAATGAAAGATCCGAAAGTCCAAGAAATGTACAAAAAGGCAATTGAGCATATGAGGCGCAAAAATGGCAAATGAAACCAGTCTAGGCGGAGTGGCGTGGCGGGTTGATGCTGACACAGCCCCGGCAACAGACTCAATTCAAGAACTAGTCAAACTGGTTCGGCAAACAAATAAAATTTTATCCAGCATTGATCAAAAAACTGAAGGCATGGGTAAATCATTCTCAAAAACAGGGAAAGAGATAGACAAGACAAACAAATCAATTGATAAGACAAATAAATCAATTGATAAGACAACCTCAACTACAGAATCACTAACGGTAGAAATAAAAAAAACAGAATCAGAGTTGTCAGAATTTAATACGGAAATAAAAAAAACAGAATCAGAGTTGTCAGAATTTAATACGGAAATAAAAAAAACAGATAACTCACTGGATGGGCTGGATAACGGAATCAAAAAAACAGACAAATCAACAAAAAATCTTGACACGTCCACGTCTAGTGCTAGTAAAACAATAGACAATTTTAACAATGAAATAAAATCAGCCGATGCCAGCGCAAGAAAAATGTCGAGGACTGCTGCTGCAACAAAATTAGGCATTACAGGAATTGCCAGGAGCGCCGGTCAGGCTGGGATTCAGGTTCAGCAATTTATTGGACAGATACAGGGCGGACAAAACGGGATGCTTGCCCTTTCTCAGCAATCCACTGATTTGGGATTTGTTTTAGGTGCTCCGTTGCTTGGTGCTATCATTGGTATAACCGCATCATTAGCTGGAATGCTAAATCCAAACCTATTTGAAACAAAAGACGCGTTAGAAAATATCTCCAATGCTGTTGATAAAACCAAAACAATACTGACTATGTCAGCTAGTGGCGTTGCGAATTATACAGAGGCAATGCAGGCGCTGGCGTCAGTATCACATCAACTGGCAAAAATAAAATTAGCGGCAGCAATAGCAGAGCAGGGAGAGGCGTCAAAAGAAGCTCTGGCTGGCGTAAAAACAGCTGTTGAAGACGCATTTGAACATACATTTGTAAAACTCAAGGGAATGGAAGACGCATTTGGCAATTCTTCTAAAGAAGCGATTGAGGCAATTTATGGATTAAAAAAAGCTTCAGCAGATCTTGCAAAGCAGGGGGCTACAGAAGAAACGATTGGTGCTCTGTCAAAAGCTTTGGACATAGCTACAAAGGCCGGATTAAGTACAACCAAATCAGGACGTGAGTTGATAAACACGGTTACTGATCTAATAGCAAAATGGCGGCAATCAACTAATGTCGTTAACACCATGACGAAAACGTTATCCGGAGGAATGGAAGAATTTGAAAAAAGCTCACAATCAGTCCAAAAATATGAATCACTCCTTGAATCACTAACTGCAAGAACGCATAAGCTAAGATCGGCCCAATTAGAACAAAAAAAAGCTTTAACTTTAGAAGAAGATTCATATAAAAAATTATCTCCAGAAAAGCAAAAAGCAATTGCCGATGCTTACGATAATGTAATCGCGATAGAGAAAGAAAAAGAGGCGATAGCTGCAAAAAGAAAGGCTCAAATCGCAGCCAATAAAGCTGACGCCGAATCTCGTCGCGCTGCAACTAAACAGGTCAGGACAGTTGTAACAAAAGTTCAAACAGATATAACAGGCGGGGTTCAAAGCGCAGCGGCATATCAAGCCGGAATAGATCAACTTAAAAATCTCCGCGATCAGGATTTAGCTAACGACGAAACATACACTAATGCAATAATTAATCTGAGCAATAAAAAAATAGCAGCGCAGATGAGGGAGCAGGAAATTGCAGAGAGATACACACAGGCGATCATAAATCGCGGTGAAACCGTGGCTGAGGCCCGTGAGTCTCAAATGAGCCGACTTGATGAATTAAGACAGGCGGATCTAATCAACGAGGAATCATATACAGCTGCAAAAATACAGCTAAACGAAGATTATGCAAAATCAGTCAACTCAGTGAATAATGCAGTAATAAACTCTATTACCGGGTTGACATCAGAGATAATGAGCAACGTTGACCAACAAAGCGCAGCATATAGAGCAGCATTTGCAATACAAAAAGCCGCTGCCGTCGCGCAAACGCTAATTGCAACAGAATTGGCCGCAACTCAGGTTTTAGCTCATGATGCCGGAATATTTGGCCTCGGGGCAATAGTTACATCAAATATAGTCCGTGGGTTAGGATACGCATCAGCTGGGGTTATTGCCGGTACAGCAATTGCTGGCAGAGAGCATGGCGGCCCGGTAATGGCCGGGAATACATATGAGGTCGGAGAAAGAAACAAACCAGAGCTATTGATGATTCCCGGGAATAACGGTAGAGTTATATCAAACAGCGATATGAACAAAATGATGAGCGGTTCTGGCGGATCTCAGTTAAATCAGACGATCAATAATTATGCAGCATCAGACGGATATGAGGTTCAGACGCGTGGTGACGGTTTGACCGTTCCACAGGTCGTTGATATCGTTAAGAGTCAAATGATTAATCCAAGCAGTCAATCGCGCCGCGGGATGTCTCAGACATCGAATGTAAAAACCAGAGTTAGGGTATCGAAGGGGTGATCATGGCTGACATAAAATGGCCAACTAAATTACGTGGCTTTTTAATCTCTAATTACAGCAGAGAGGAAACTGTTGGATTCAGAGAGGGTGATTTAACTTCTGGACCATCATTCGTGGAGCCATTTAGTGATGATACCCCGTATTTTCATAACGTCACATTGCAATTGAGACAAAGTGACGCCAGGGTTTTTCAGGCATGGCTTAAAGCCTATCAATTTAAATTATTATCTCCAGAGTTCGCTGCCCCGTTGCTAAACGAGGACGGAGAAACGATTACTCAGGATTGCAGGTTTACAAGTGACGGATATCCTCAGCTTCAGAGCGTAACTGTTGGCGGTGTTTATACATACAACGCAAAATTAATAGCAAGAGAACATATAACGATTGACGACGGATACGAGCAAGCAATTTTGACTATGTATCAAATTGGTGATGGAGATATAGATTGGGCGTCAAGCGTACTCGATCAGGCGGTTAATCTATGACAACAATGCGTCAATTTTTTACAAAAAAGCCGTGGATTGTCGAGTATATGACTCTCGAACTGTCTCACCCGGCGTTTGAAACATTGCGGTATGTTGCGAATCAATTTTTTGATATTGAGTTTAATGGTCAAACATATCAACCGGCCGCCATGAGTGTTATTGAGACAACGCAGGACGATTCAGGTTCAGTGTCATATACAATCCAGCTAGGGAGGGTCGGTTCACAGACCAAGGCATTCGTCAAGGCGATTGATAAATTCCCACTTGGCTGGTTGACTCCAGTTGACGCAACAATTAACTATTATCTACAAACAGACATGAACGCACCGTATAGGCCTACCATTATTTTGACTGTCGCATCGTTGGAGATCGATGATGATAATGTTTCGATTTCGATAGATAATGCCAATCCGCGCCTAATAGGAGTGGCTGGGAAATACAACACTCAGAATTTTCCGGGGACAGGAGCGCAAATATAATGACTGCTGAGGAATTTTGCGAGCACGTAATTGGTAAGCCATGGATTAACCGGGCTGAGGGTCCGAACGCTTATGATTGCTGGGGGCTGGTACTTGCTTCATTCAGAGAGATCGACGGAATTGAATTACCGCAGGTCCCTGGGTACGCCGATTCGGGATGCTCGACTGAAATTGCAGCAAAACAGGTTAATATGAATGATTTTCCACGGTCACAACCTTGTGACGGCGCGATCATGGCTGTATTCAATACAAAAATGGAAATTATTCATATTGGCAGGTGTTTATGCGGTCGCGTCATTCACGCCACATCAGCGCTCGGTGTGCGGTCTGATTCGTATAAATGTATAATAAATAAATACCCACGAGTTGGATTTTTCAGATATGCCCCAAATAACACACATAACTGATCCATCACGGATCCAGCCTCCGAAATATTTCAGTGTCCCGAACGGAACTAATTTTTTAGACTGGCTGATAGACGAGTACGGTAATCAAGAAAATCTGTGCGGCGGTTTAGCTGTTGATATTATATTAAACTCAAAAATAATATTCAGAAGCGATGATATCAATAATGTCAATGAGTCAGTTCTTGACTTTTGCGTATCAGGAAATGACTCCATATCGATTGTAAACAGACCTGCTGGGGTTGACCCATTATCATTGTCGATCATAGTTCTGGTGTCAGTCGCTGTAGCCAGCTATGTTATCGCCGCATCTATCAGTATTCCGTCAGTGGGTGCCGGTGATAATTCACAAACCGAATCACCGAACAACCGCCTTAATGCTGCCCAGAACTCATTCAGGCCGGGGGAGGCCATACCAGAATGCTTCGGCTATGGCGTGTCGTATCCGGATTTTATTCAACCGTCCTATTACTATTATGAGGACAACAGAAAAACTCAGGTTGGCGTTTTTTGCATAACAGCTGGGGAGATCGCCCCGAATCCGGTCGTGAGGGTCGGTGAAACAAAAATAACTGATATTACCGGATCCAGTGCGTTTATTTATGGCCCTGGAGAGCGAATGCCATCTGACTATTTATATATA